CTTCTATATACGAATTATAATCTTCTTTTTATCTTAAATCGATTAATATATATATATTATACCAGAAAGGCTATTTAAAAAAAGCGAACACTTGTTTAATGTCTAAAATAGATAGAAATTTTGCTGGTAAAATAAAAAAAATATAAAATTATCTAAAAAAGATTGATTTTATCTATTTTAGAGCATATAATTATTTTATAATCTTAAAAGGATAAATATTTATCTGTAAAATATAATATTGGAGATGAACAATGAGGAAAAAGTTAAAGGAATTAAGAATAAAACTGGGATATAAAACGCAGAAACAATTCTCTGATGCTCTAAATATAAGTGTTTGCACTTACAGGAACATAGAATATGGGAATACATTCCCACGAGAACAACTTCTGTTTAAAATGCTAGAGGAGTTGAAGACAGATAATTTATCCATTATGGATAATGAAAAAGCAAACTACAAAAGAGGTGATATTAATAAAAATGCTAGGGAAGTTAAAGACAGATGATTTATCCATTATGGATAATGAAAAAGTTGATTATAAAAGGGGTGACATCAATAAAAATATATGTCAACTTATGAACAGTCAGTCAGAAAGGGAATTTACTATCTATGATATTTATGCCATTAGAAAAAGCATTAATAAAGAGTTAACAGATAGAAAGGATAATGACATAAAACTAAAATACAATGATGATGGGAAGCGTTTAATACAAAGGAGAGCAGCTGAAATAGCAAATAAAGAACATGGTCTAAAGATAACTTACAAAGATGTAAGGTTATTTAAGGAATGTGTTAGAGAGGAATATCAACAAAGAACGGGCAAAAGCACATGGTCTATACCAGGAGCAAGAAAGGCACTTGGCTATGATCCTTTAACAGGGGAAAAGAAAGGGAGTATGTAAAAATGATAACAAACACTATTTTGGGTCTAATGACCACTTTAACTCTAATGGGATATATAAGTCTAAGAAGTGAATTAAAAGCCGTTAGAAGCGAAATTAGAGCTATTAAAAAAGACAATAGCGAAGAGGTACAAGCCGCAAAAGAAGAATTAAGAAAAGGCATAACAGATTTAAGACAAAGAATAATAGGACTGTTAGATTTAAAGGCATTTTTAGGATACGGCAAGCAATAAGAAGGTGAAAATATGAGTGACAATAAAAAATATTATTATATAAAAATTAAAGATAATTTCTATGATACAGATGACATAAAACTTTTGCAGAGCATGGACAATGGATATCTCTATTCAGATATTTTAATGAAATTGTATCTTAAATCTTTAAAATACAATGGGAAACTTATGTTTAAAGACCATATTCCTTTTAATGCAAAAATGATTGCTACAATAACATGTCATAACATTGCCATAGTTGAAAAGGCTTTAAGTATATTTGCGGAGATAGGATTAATTGAAATACTTGACAATGGAGCTATTTACATGTTAGATATTCAAAATTTTATTGGTCAAAGTAGTACAGAAGCAGATCGTAAAAAGGAATACAGACAAAGGATAGCAATAGAAAAAAATAAACTACTTCCAGAAGGTGAGGACATTTGTCCGGACATTTGTCCCCAAAGAGAGGACAAAATTCCACCAGAGATAGAGATTAGAGATAGAGATAAAGATAAAGAGATAGATATAGAGTTAGATAATAGTATATCTAAAGATATACTTGTACCAAAAGATTTGGTACCTATACAAGAAGCATGGAACTCTTTAGGCTTATCTAAGATTAATTCTATAAAAGGCAATAGATTGAAACTACTAAAAGCTAGGATTAAGGAATATGGAATTGATACTATTCTAAAATCTATAGAGAGTATTAGAAATAGCAGTTTTCTTAAAGGACAGAATAAAACTGGCTGGGTAATAGTGTTTGATTGGTTTATAAAGCCCAATAATTTTCCAAAAGTCCTAGAGGGAAATTATACAGATAAGGAGGGCAGCTATGGAAACTATAACGGATCCAATAAAGAGAATAATGCAGACTATACAGAAGTTAAAAGACAAGCCGACATCCATGCACCAGGACCAACAGAGGAAGAACTCCGACGAGCAGAAGAAGAGGGACTATTCGATTAAGTGCAGCATATGCGAAGATACAGGGTTTACTAGTTACACAGATGACAAAGGATATATGATATACAAGCCTTGTAAGTGTCAACAGATGGCGAAGGTTCAGCGAATATGGGAGCAGAGCGGCATTAGTGTGGGTGATATAGATAAATCTTTTACCAACTTTGAATCATGGAACCAGGATGTTAAAAACATGAAGGATAAGACAACTAGTTACTATTTACAATTTGATAACATTAAAAATGATAGGTATAACAGTATATTGTTAAGCGGTAAGAGCGGCTGCGGCAAAACTCATTTAAGCCTGGCACTAGCTAACAACCTATTAAAGAAAAAAGAGGTTGCAGTAGTTTATATGCCTTACAGAGATGTGATTACATCATTAAAACAAAATATGTTAGACGAGAGTTACTATAAAAAGACTTTAGAGAAGTACCAAAAGGCAGAGGTTTTATTAATAGATGACTTGTTAAAAGGCAATATAAGTAAATCAGACGTGAACATCATGTTTGAATTAATAAACTATAGATACCTAAATAGGCTACCAATGATAATTAGTACAGAGTGCGACCAAAGAAGGTTACTAGACTTTGATGAAGCCATAGGAAGTAGGATATATGAAATGTGTAAAGGCTACGTGGTAGAGATTAGGGATGAAGGTAACAATTATAGATTAAGATAGGGGGAAATAAAATGTTTAACTTTAAAAAAGGACAAGAGTTAGAAATTAAAATAAAACCTAAGAGACTGAATGACAGCAAGGGTGTAATTACAAAGAAAATTGAGATAGAAGCAGTATATGATAGATTTATATTATCTAAAGGTGAGAACTATAAAGAGTGCTTTTTACTATCTAGCTTTGTTAACGGAGAAATCACAGTAGCAGGAGGAATGTAAATGTTACACTTAGGATTTAAAAATTTTGTATCTAAAAATAAAATCGTAGCAATAGTAAGTACAGACTCATCACCAGCTAGAAGATTAATTGTAACAGCGCAAGATGAAGGTAATTACATCGATGCAACAGAAGGAAGAAGTCGTAAAAGTTTAGTTGTTACAGAAACTCATTTGATAGTTTCATCTGTAGAACCAGGAACATTATCAAAAAGATTTGAAGGAGTAGTGTAGAAATATGAAGGTAGATATAACTATAGTATCTGCTCCAACTTGGATTAAATTTGAATGTCCTCATTGTGAAGCAGAAGTAGAAATAGATTATGATGAATTTTCAGGTAGCATGGTGAGTAATTACCCTGGAGATTGGGAAAGTATAGAGTGCTCTTACTGTGAAAAAGAAATTGAAATAGATGATATTGAGTGGGATTAAAGGTGAAGAGATATGAAATTAATAGAGTTTTTAGAGAAATATATATTTACAAATAGTGAAGAGGAAGAGGTGGATTAATTATGAATAATGAAATAGGACAATGTATTACAAGTTTATTTAATGCATTAAATTCAAAATCGGAAGAAGAAGCAATGAAAATGTTTGGTGATGCTATTAATTATGCTAAAGAAAGTAAGATTAAAATTAATAATCCTGAAAATTTTGATTGTTTTATTAATCATAAGTTGGGCAAAGGGATAAAATTGTTAGCAAGTACATTACATGAACCTTCTGTTTGTATAAATAAAGAAAAACCTAATTTTATTTATGCAAATTATAGTTTCTTAGAAAATCATATAAGAAATTTATGTGAATTTAGAGAAGGCTCATCATGCTGTGCAGACAAATCAAGGTATATTCTAAAAATATATTTAGAATACTCCATCACTGGTGAAATTCCTATTTTCAATCCAAATATTGAAGCATTTTGGATACCTAATTTTGGTGATAATCAAATGTGGATTGACTACTGTGATAGCCTTTGTAGATTATATTATGGTTACACAGAAGAATATTTTAAGGCTTATAATTCCTTAATTCAATGTGAAATAAGAAAATTTAAACATATACTTCATAGATGGTACATGGAGTTTAATGATGGTCAAATAATTGAATTTGACCAAAGTTGGGATGATAGAGATGAACATCCATTAGAGAGTTATGCCGATAAAGGTGATTTTTATACCATGCATAAAAGAATAGTTAAAGATAAACAATTTGATATTTATGAACCAACAGACGAAGAAGAGAAAATGTTATATAGAAAATCTTATGTAAAGATACCTAAAACAGAAATAAACCTAATTTATAAAAAGTCAGAAGAAAAAATGGTTTAGTTCGCAAATATGTGATGAATTAAATAGGGGGTCCTGAAAATGAGTTATTTAAAAGAAATAGGAATTGAAAAAGATATAAATTCTATGAGCATAGAAGAAATGCTATTAAAAATACGAGAATTTAATCAATATAATTTTTATACAGTTAATGAATATTATTGTATACAACTATTTGACTTAGAAGTGTGTGCAAATGATGAAATTGATTGTAATAGTGAATTTTCTAATAAAGATTTAAAAAAGGTTTTAATTAGGGCATTAGAAGATATAGCAGAAACTATTTACAATAGAAATCATGATTTTTAATGAACAATTCAAATAAATTAAGGAATAAGCACTTATGAGAGTGTAATTACATACTTTTGCTCTCATATGACGATCAAATAATAATTAGTTGGAGGAAATAATGAAATGGAAAATATAAAGGTATTAAAAATAAGCAAAGAAGAATTAGAGGAGTCTATAAATGGGTTAACACAATTAAAACCTACTTTGCATCAAATGGTCATTAAAGGCAATGGAAGAAATATAGCACAGGGCATAAAAGACTCTAGAGAGTTAGGGCAACACTTCAATACTGCTATAAATTCTATGATCACTATTCTTGATTATATGAAAGAGGTAGAAGGGAAGTAGTGGGAATGGATAGAGAGATTAAATTTAGGGCATGGAATAAAGAATTGAAAATAATGGTTTACAGTAATGAAGATGAAAATGACTACTGGGATGGAGTGTGTTTAAATGAGGTAGAGTTGGTTAATAAAATATTTAAAGATAGTGATTATGAATGGATGCAATATATAGGCTTAAGGGATAAGAATAATATTGAGATTTATGCGGGAGATATTTTGAAAGATGATAAAGATCTTATTTATAAAATAGTATGGGGATATGATTTGTCATGGTTAGCTATAACAAATGAAGAATATTGTAATTGTTATTGTCCAAAAGGCGTTTCAAAAAGAGCTGAGGTTATAGGCAATATATATGAGAATAAATTGGAAGATAATGAGGTTAAATAAAATAATGAAATTAATAGAGTTTTTAGAGAAATATATATTTGCAAGTGATAAAGAGGAGGAGGAAGGTAATTAAGTGAAGATAGGATTAATTGATGTAGATGGGCATAACTTCCCTAACTTAGCCTTAATGAAAATTAGTGCATATCATAAAGCTGAAGGTGATGAAGTAGAGTGGTTCTTTGGATTTAATCAATATGACAGAGTATATATGTCTAAAGTATTTACTTTTACGGAAGATTTTCACCAAGTAATTAATGCTAAAGAAGTTATTAGAGGCGGTACAGGCTATAACTTAAAGAATGTACTACCCAAAGAAATAGAAAATATATATCCCGATTATGATTTGTACAGGATAGAAGATACAGCATACGGATTTTTAACACGAGGGTGTCCTAGAGGGTGTAAATTTTGTATAGTTGCTGAGAAAGAGGGACAATGCAGTAAGAAGGTTGCAAACTTAAAACAATTTTGGAATGGTCAAAAGGATATAGAGATTATGGATCCAAACTTATTAGCATGTGAAGAATGGAAAGACTTACTACAACAACTTATAGATAGTAAAGCTACAGTAAATATAAATCAAGGTATGGACATTAGATTTATGACTAAAGAAAAAGCTGAAATGATAAACAAATTAAAAGTTAAGATGATTCATTTTGCATGGGATAACTACGAATTTAGCACCTATGAAAAATTAAAAGAGTTTAGACCACTATTTAAATTTGATAGTAGGAAATTAAGAGTTTATGTGCTTACTAATTTTAATACAACTTTTGAACAGGATTTAGATAGAGTATATAAACTTAAAGAATTAGGATATGACCCATATATAACAATATTCGAAAAATGGAAAGCGCCAAAAGAAATAAAAAGACTTCAAAGGTGGGTAAATAATAAGTTTATTTTTAGGACTTGTAATAAGTTTGAGGAATATGTAAGTTAATATTAGGAGGATTGTTAATGTACGATATAGAGAAAGAATTAGCTTTATATAGGCTTAGAGAAATAGAAAATGAGGATATGAGATTAAAAATAGAAGAGCTAGAAATCGGAGAACAACTTGGATCAAGTGGATTTGAGGAAAGAGTTCAAACTTCAATGAAATGTAAAAATAATGATTTCATTATGGAACAGATAGAAACACTTAAAAAGAAAATAAGGCTTAATGAATTAGGGAATAAAAGAGTAGATAATGCATTAAAGATATTAAAAGATAAAGATGATTTAGAAGTTATTAATAGAGTACTGATAGATAAAAAAAGTATAGCAAGAACTTCACAAGAGTTATTTAGGAGTAGAAAGAGTGTTAGAAATTCATTAGAGAGAGCATTAGGGGAATTGAAGAAACATACTAAGGGTAACAGCAAAGGTACCACAAAGGTATCATAAAAGGGTATACAAAGGTACCATGAAAGGGAACTAAAAGGGACATAAAAGGTCCTATCATATGGCAGAATTTAAATGCTATAATGTTATTAAGGAAAAGTAGATAAGCACTTAGGGAGAAATCTCTAGGTGCTTTTTATTTTGCAATAAAATAAGTGAGGTGAGGGTGTGGAGATTAGTAGAATTATAAAAGAAAAACAACCAGGAGAATATAGTAAGCTAAAACAACACTCTAAGCATACAGAAGAAAAGCTTACTAAAAGAGATATAAAAGAGCTTATGAGCCATAGTTCTTACAAAAGACAAAGCGGAGCAATCAGGCAGGTGAGATAATGACTAAGAAGAAACCAGCCAAGCCTATACCAGAGACTGAATATGATAGATTTAAATATAGGCTAGAAGAATTAAGTAGTGAGGAACATGCTAAAAGAAATATAATATTATTCCAGCTTGGAGTTGCTACAGGTTACAGAGCAGATGATATTGTGGATCTTACTATAGGACAGATTAGAGATGCCCTCAAAAATGAAAGATTTGTTATTCAAGAAAAGAAACAATATAAGAGTTATCTTACACATATGAAGAAGTATCCAAATTCTAAGAAGAAACCTCCAGAGCCAAGAGAAGCGGTTATAAAATCAAAGCTAAGAAAGTTGCTTATAGATTACATTAAAGGGAGAAATAATTCAGAGTATGCTTTTTTATCCAATAAAGTTTCAGAAGGTAAACATATAACTGCTAAATCTTACAGCAACATTCTAAAAGAGTGTGGTGAAAGTTTGTACTTACAAAATATAAGTGGTCATAGTATGAGAAAAACTTACGCTAGTAGGTTATGGGAAGCAAAGAGAGACTTGGAGTATGTAAGAATAGCTTTGAATCACACAAACGTGGAAACTACTAAAAGATATCTAGGTCTTGGAGATGAAGTTAAAAGCGATGCAGCTAAAATTGTTGATGATAAGCTTTGATTTTTTTTAGCATAGAATCGGTAAAAAAGTAAGCAAGGCATATTCTAAGAGGTATGTAAAAATTATTACTATTATATGCACTATAAAAAAGGAATCAGTAATTCTATAGCTTATGGAGGATTTAGAGAAATATTTTAAAAGTGGTTTAAAGTTAGTAATATCAAAGGGTTAGACATTGTTTTCTAAAAGCTTTCTTATTGCCGATTTTTATTAGACTAAGAAATAATGGGAAATACATTAAATTATTCGGCCTTTGTTAAACTCAATAGCCGAATGTTGGAGGTGCAAATGAAATCAGTAGAAGATATAATTAATGACAACTTAAACCTAATAGAATCAATGGTTGAGGGTGGTTCAACAGATAAAGAAATTGCGAATAAGTTAGAGGTAAGTTATTCCACTTTCAAGAAATATAAGGTAAAACATTCAGCCTTAAACACCCTAATGGCCGAATGTAAAGATAAGAAGAATGAAGAGGTTGAACAAGCACTATTTAAATGCTGTACAGGCTACACATATGAAGAAGAAGTTGTAACCAAAGTAAAAGAAGAAGTACTAGCAGAAGATGGAGTAACAGTATTAACTCAAGAAAAAGTAAAGGTAAGTAAAGTTAAAAAGTATAGAGGGCCTGAGCTTGCAGCTCAAAAGTACTGGCTAAACAATAAGAAGAAGGCAGCATGGAAAGAAGATCCTCACAAAGTTGATAATGATAAGAAACTTACTAAGCTTAAAGAAAAAGAAGTCAATTCAAAGGTTATTGATATATAAGGAGTGATAGTAATGACAAGCAAAGATGGGTTAGTAATACACAACCTTGAGTATAAGCATCTTGAAGTATATGGAGATGATGAAACAATAATAGGACCAATGAGGGTAATAGTAAAATGCAATATAAACTATCTTGAAATTAAGGTCGAGTTTAAAGTTGATGAGTACCTGGACGTACAGGAAATCAAAAGCCTGATATTAGAAAAGATGAAAGGTAGTATTCAAGTATTAGAGGATATGGGTTTCATTGGCTGTATATAGTAAGTGTTCTCAATGTGGTAAGAAGATATTACAAGGGCAGCAATGCGAATGTAATAAGAATAGATATAAAGACTACAACAAAAGGATAAGGTACAACAAAGATAATAAGAAGTACAATGACTTTTATAATACTGGAGATTGGAAGAGAGTCAGTGGCTTCATAAGAATTAAATACAATGGACTATGCTTAATGTGTTTACTAAAGTATAAAGAGATAATACCAGTAGATGTAGTTCACCATATAGAACCTATAAGAGATGATTATAGTAAGAGATTAGAAGAAGATAACTTAATACCATTGTGCCATGGATGTCATAATAGTATAGATCACATTAACTATACAAAAGAACTTAAAGAGGAACTTAGAAATTTATTAAAAGAATATAAAAGAAAATATATATAGACCCGGGGGAGGGTGCGAAAGTATTTATAAGGGCTCAAAAAAGCCCGTTGCCCCAACCAGTCACATAAATTTCCCGAAATGAGATTTTTAAGCTAGAAATAAAAGGAAGGTGATTTTTTGGCAAGACCATGCAAGAACTTAAATTTATTAAGTAAGCATTTAACCAAAGAAGAAAAAGAAAAAAGACAAAGCAATGAAGAGTATTTTAGAGGTAAATCAGATAATATTAATCCGCCAGATGGCTTGACAGCTAGCCAAGTATATTTATTTAATTTTATAAAAAATGAACTTGAAGAAAGTAAATTATTAAGTAAT